CCACCAAACGTCAACCCGCTGGACGATAGAGCGGGATCGCCCAAACGAAAAACCCCGCCAGCCGTGAGGCCAGCGGGGCAAGTTGCGTCATGACAGAGCCGACAAGAGCCGGACTCAATCTCCCGGATGGGAGCCCTTACGGCGCAGGCGACCATGTGCCAAGCCTGCGCTCGATTCTTTCCAGCACGGCGCTGGTGCGGTCCTGATTTTCCCGGATCGCGATGACCTGCTGTTCGACGATCGTGAGGCGATCTCGCTCTGTCACCTGCCGCTCGACCCGCTGCTGTGCGCGGAGGGCTTTTTCCTCCAGCGTGGCGACGCGCGAATCCAGCTTCGAGGTCCACCAGATGCCGCCTGCGGTCCAGCCGAGCAGCGCCACCACGACAACCCATGGCAGATAGCTCGGCATTACGAGGTAGCCGCCGCTTGGCAAGTCTTTCCGATCAGTCATCAATCGCCCCATGCAATTCAGTGTGCCACCATCAGCGCCCGGCGCAGATCCGAGCCCCATCGTCAAGCCGCTCAAGCTGCGCGGCGATAAAATCCAGATCCCGGCCTCGTGGCAGGGCGTCCAACGCGTCAGCCGCCCTTGTCAGCTCCGCCCCGGTCATTGGCCGGGGGCATACCGCCGCGCGCGTCTCGCTCACGGTTGGCGCGGTCACGCAAGCGGCCTGCAATGTCGCCAGCATCGCCACGGTCGCGAGCATCGTTTGCCTCTTGCTTCTCACGGGTCGCCTCCAGTTCGCGTCGCTCTGCCCAGCGGGAAATCAGATCTTCAATCCAGAGCAACAGCCCCATCATAATGCGTCGGATCATGTGCCACCTCTTGCGACCGGGGCGATACGCAGCCCCGGCCAGTTTCAAGCCTGCGGGAGCGTCAGCTAGGTTCGTTCGGTGGACTGATCCAGACGATGGCGAAGCCAAGCCCTGCGGCAATCGCAGACGCCAGCGCAGCCGATGCCCATTCGACCGCCTCGCCCGGAATCGTGACGCCTGTCAGATGCCCGACCCATGCGGCGGCAACGCCTGCGATTGCACCTGCGATGGCTTTCGAAGCTTTCTTGATGGCCATGATGACCTCCTATTCGGAGAATGCCGGGGAGCCGCCCCGGCGCGGATCAAAATGCAAGCGGCCCGAACGCCATGACGAGACCAAGGGCAACCATCACCCACCACTTGCGCAGGTCGCGCTCACGGAGCAGGCCACGCATGCCGCTCATTGCAGCAAAACTGCCGATGACAGCGGCGCCGATGCTGGCGATCAGCACGCCAAGGGCGATGAGAGCGGCGATCATGGCTTCCTCCCGAACCACTTGCGCAGGAACTCGTAGAGCGCAGCCCAGAAGGATGCGGCGTCGCGCTCGTCCGGCGCGGGTTCAACGTCAGGCGGGGGCGGGATAGGCGCGGGATCGCCGGGCGCATAGCCTGCCGCCTGGAGCGCATCGAGGAATTCGCGGTGCAGCTTCGCGATCTTCGCGTCAGTGCCGTCATGCCCGTTGACGATGCGGCGCGGATGTTGCCCGGAGCCCGCGTTGAGCGCGCGCGGGAATGTGTAATCCGACAGCTTGCGCCCCGTGAACAGCCCTTCCATCATGCCGACGATGGCGATACGGGCGCCCACGTGGTTGTCGAGGGCGAGATCGCGGTTCGCGACCAGATCAACGCCGAGGCGCTTGCCCATCTTCTCGTAATTGGCCCGGTGGGTGAGCTGGATATGCCCGCGCCCGAACCATCCTTCGCGCCAGTAAGGTGTGCGCACCCATGTGAGCTGCCCGTTTGCGAAGGCCCGATCCAGCCTGCGGATGACCTCATCGTCTGACGGGTTCGTGTTCGTGTGATGCGGCATGACGGTCTCTTTGATGCCGACCATGCGCGTCGCGGTTTCATGGTAGATCTGCGCGAGGATGTTTGCGAGATGATGCACGTCCCCGTCCGGATACAGCGCCCGCCATTCATCGAGGATGGCCGTCAGCCCGTCCACGTTCTGTTGCGTCAGTCGCCCGCCGAACGGACGCGACCGCACCGCGTCAAAGAATTTCTGACGGTCCATGGCTGTCTCCAGGCGTGCGCCATCGGGCGCCGGGGCGCCGCGTGGCTCAAGTTGTGGGGTGGGTCAGCTCAGGCCTCAGGCCACGCGATTTTCGGCAGCTCGGAAATCAGCGCCTCGATGCTCGGCTGATCGCGCTCGCCTGCCATGACCTTGGCAAGCTCGGCAAAGGCATATGCCCAGACATCGGAGCGCCACGCGATGAACGCGACGGCCTCGGCATCCCAGAGCGGATTCAGATCGCCGCGATAGGTCGCACAGGCCACGGCGTTGTCATACTGGCGCTGGACGGCGACAGCATCGATATGGGCTGCGATGGCCGCGCGATAAGCTTCCTGCGCTGCCGCCTGGTCCGGCTCCCACCCGACATGATTCCCATCCTCGACAACCGGGGTTGCCCACTGATCGGGCGGGGCGGATGTCACGGGGATATCACGCCAATGGGCGCGGTCGCCGGAGTAGAGGGTGTGTGTTTGATGGTTGATGTATTGCATTAGAAGGTCCTTTTGACATCAAAAAATATGGGCGCTGGAATGGTAGACAGATTAACGTTTTCGGGTGAGCCCGTTGTTCTGTAAGCTTCAGATTCGCCTGTATAGAGCCTGCTGTGGTTTTTATTTGTGACAACATGCGAACCTCGGGGGTTTTCGGGCCTTGAGGCGTATCCAATCGTGTTTAAAAATCTTTTGCCTAAGAAGCCGTCCGCATCTCGATTAAACCAAACCATTAAGTTGTTGTCTGCGCCTATATTATGAGAAATATTCACTCGTGCATTTGCAGAAACAGAACTATTATGCACAATGAAAGCCTTGCCTTGATAAGCATAACTCGTCACGCTCGCGACTGACCCGCCACTCGTCGCACACTCACCGACATAGACGCGCAGTACCGGAACCCACTCCGAACCATTCCATTGCTCACCACGGCTGCGATGATCAGTCGGATACCAATATTGCCCAGGAGCGCTGGAAGGCCTGGCGAGGCTGTATGTGGGCGCCCGTAGCCTCCTGCCAGTTGAGAGCGTCGAGCCGTCCCATTCGAGGAAGAGGTAGATCGCATCAGTGTCGTCAGGCAGCGGGCCCCATGACAGATTGCTGTCCACCTCGAACGACAGATCACGCTTGCCGCGCGGGCCGAACCCATCGCCCATCGTCAGGTTGAGCGGCGTCGTGGTCAGGCCCGTGGTGACGACCTCCAGCCCCGTTCCGGCTGCGAGGAAATCAGCGCGTCCATCGCTATCGACGGGGCCGGTGTTGACGGTCTGGCGAACGTCGGCTTGGATGATTTCGGGCTGGAGCGCCCCCACCGTCGTGCGCCGGGAGTTGCCGCCCTGCACGACATGAAGCAACTCGTCGCCGTCAAGCGGATCGGCTGCCGTGAGTTCGGAGATTTCCTTGTCTGCCATGGTCTTTCTCCGATCAGGTCAGCGTGAAAATGCCGTTGGCATCATCGAAATCGACGGTCAGGCTTTCGCCGTCCGCAAGCGTCAGGGCAGAGCCGTAGTCATACCAGGCGATGAGCGGGTTGACCGGGCCGGCGGGCGTTTCGCCGGAGAAGTCGGCTACGGCGTAGAGCACGAGATACTGAAACGGCCCTACGCTCGCGCCTGTCGCTTCGATCGTCAGATCAGCAGCATCGACCTTGGCAACCCCGCCCGTGCGCGACAGCGTGAGCGTGGAGAGCGCATAGCCGCCCGCCGTGTAACCGCCGCCATCGGCGATCTGGGTGATGTCTGCCAGCACCTCGTCATCGGATGCGCTCGGCGCCGTGTTTGAAAGCGCCATCCGCACCGTGACATCGGTAAAATCGTGGTACCCGTTAAGGGTGTCCTCGACGAACTGCTGGAATTTGTTGAACGCTGCCATGGTCTGACCTCATGCGAAAAAGGCGGCTGAAGAGCCGCCCGGTGCCTCGTCGATTGTGGTGGTGGTTACTCGGCCTCAGTGATGAGCACGTTGCCCGGCGCCGCATCGCCGGAAAGCGCGAGATTGCCCGGCGCTGCATCGCCGGAAAGTTTGATCGCCGGCTCTTCACCGAACGACACTTCATTCCCGGCGATGACGTAAGCGCCGCTGTCAGGCGACACGACCAGATCGCGGGTGAGCGCGACAGCCTCGCCGGTCAGGTCGAATGACCCCGCCGCCACCTCAAGCCGTAGATCGCGCCGCAGGTCGGCATCGGCGCCCGTGATCGTGAATGAGCCGGCTTCCGGCTCAAGCCGCTGGCCGACGATGAAGTTGACCTCGCCCCCGGTGAATTCGAACGCGCCCGCGATCGTGTTAAGGCGCTCGCCAACGATCAGCCCCGCCTCATTACCGGCAAGCGCGAAGGCGCCGGCCTCGACGTGCAGGATCAGCGACCGGATCAGATCCGATGCGCCGCCGTCGATCGTGAAGGCCCCCGCGACGGGCTCAAGGATATCGCCAAGGCGGATAGTGATCTCGCCGCCGCGCACGCGGAAGCCCGCGCTGTTCGTCGTGACAAGTCGTTCGCCGCCGCTTTGGGCATCGCCGGAGAGCAGCAATGCCCCCGGCGCGGCATCGCCGGAAAAGATGATCGCATCAACGCCCGTGACGCCCGATTCCGCCCGCAGGAAAAGCGCGCGACGGGTTGCGATGTCGTTCCCGGTCAGGTCGTACTCACCGAAATAGGCCAGCATCCGGCGCGTCGGCTCGCCATAATCGCGGATGTAAATGCGGGGCGCATACATGCCTCACGCCTCCGCGCTGGTCTCGGCTGCAACGGCCCAGTTCGCCCCGGCGGGATACTGCGCGGCGATGCTGGACGCGCACCGGATTTCATAGGTGTGCGCGTCAGTGTCGCCGGGCTCATAGTCAAACTCGATCGCGGTTCCGCTGTGCTGCTCGCCAACGGCGAAATCCGCGATGCTCGCTTCCTCCACCCCGTCCACGAACAGCCTGATCTGCGTGCCTGTCGATGATGTCGTGCCGGCGCCCGTTGCGCGCGAGACGTTGCCCCGGATGGTGACGGTGCTGGTCGCAAACAGCGCTTGGAACGAGATGCTCGTCAGCGTCGTCTCGCTTGTCGTCGGGGTGGTAACTGCCGAGAGCAACCGCGCGATCGGCGAGCGTTGCACGGCGATGCCGCCCTGGACCGTGACGTTCACCACACCCGCCGCCGAAACGAGCCGGAACGCGTCGAGATCGGCATCGAACACGATATCCGCAATGCGCCCGCCTGCGAGCGCGCCGGCTTCCAGTGCCTCGCCATCCGGGGCCAGAAGCGCCTTGCCGCCCACGTCGGATATGTTGATCGTCACCGGCCCGGTATTCGCTTCCGTCGGCACGAACAGGCAGCGCAGGCCGTCGCTGTAGGCGACAAAGCCCGTCGGCACGGCGATGTTGGCCGTGATAGTGTTGACGCCCACCACGCTGCGCAGAAAGCCGCCGTTGAGCCCCCAGAGCGCGCTGAGCGACGCGCGGACATCAGCGGTCCATTCCTCGCCTGACTTGCCGCCCGGCGCCGTGGAAATGTCATCGACATCACGCGTCGTGGTCATGAGCCAAATTCCTCTGCGAGTATCTGATGAATTTCTGGCGCCTCATCGACGAGCACCAGGCGCGCGCGCTCTTCGCTCTGCCTCTGCACCTCGGAGACAATGCACCGCGACGTGAACCGCGTCACCGGACCGATCACGATATGCGCACCCTCAAGATCGGTTGACGAAAACGGCTCATCGACGCGTATGACATCATCCTCCGCTGCCGTGATCGTGCGCATCTCCGTCCCGGTCGGGGTCGAGACGAGGCAGACGGATTGCAGGCCGATGTCGAAAACCTGATCAGCCGCGAAGATATTACCCTCGGCAAAGATCGAATTCGTCGACTGCGCCGGAATGAGCTGATCGATCGTGAAGGTGGTCGCATTGATCACGCGCCGGATGCGCGCGCCGCTGTTGCTGTCATCGTTGAGATCGCTCACAACCGAGACGAGATCGCCCCGTTCGCAGATCGCACCCTCGATCGGCGCCTCGACAACCCACGCACGCCGGCCTTGAAAATAGGCCTGTAACAGATCGAACATGGCCCTGCGCCTGATCAGGCGGGGATTCGTGATGCTCTGGTACTCCCGCACATCATAGCCGCCGAAATTGGCATAGAGGGGATTGTTGACCTGCAACTCGTCATCCCGGTAGCCGGCTTCTTCGTTCTGGAATGACGCCCGGATGCCGACGGGGCGCTCACCTGAAACCCACTCCACCGTGATGTTGGCATTGCGCGGCGAGAAGCCCTGCACCGGGCGCTGCGCCGTCCTGTCGCGAAACCAGTCCACGCCGTAGCCGTCGCTGTAGCGGGGCCGGGCATAGCCCGCCGTGGCGATCTGCTCAAGCGCATCCCTCACGCTGATGCCAGCGAACACGCCCGAAACCTCGTATCCGCGCGCCTCGCATTCATCCCGCCAGCCGATGAAATCTGCATTGTTGATCAGGTCGGTGCTGATGCGGTGATAGGCGAGATAATCGTGCAGGATCTGCCGATAATGCACCGCCGGGTTTTTCGTCGTCGTCAGCGTGTTCCAGCCCGTGCCGTCCCAGTCATGCACGAACCGCGCCGCCCTGACGGTGATGTTCTTCACGCTCGCGCCGCGCGACTGAAGCGCGAGAAGCGCCGTCTTCGGCCTGCCGCACGGGGCGCGCCGCACGATGCTCGTCGCGTGCGCCACGTTGAGGCGAGAGATCAGCGCACCCTGGTCGATCCGCACCCGCCATGTCGTGCCTGTTGTATAGGCCCGAAAGAGCGGGAAAACACTGCCGCTGATCTGGTATGTGCTGGCATTGAGCGAACCGATGTTCATCGCCTGCCCGCGCCGGATCTCCCATTCGAACTCACCGCGCGGGATCACGTCCTGATCAAGCTGCACCGCGATCGAATAGCGGCGCCCGGTGATGTTCTTCACGTCCCGCAGGCCTTCGCCATCGAGGAAGTGCGGGTGAGCCTCCCACTGATCCCCGGTCTGATCATTCGACACGGTGAAGTCCGAGGCCGGCACGCGCCCAAAGAACTGGTGCCTGATCGACCCGGCGCCAAGCCCTTCCCCGAATTGCCCGTCCCAACGGACGCGGATTTCCTGCAACACGGTAGAGATGTCCCGGCCCGTGAAGTGGATTTCCGGCAGGTTGATCCATGTGCCGTCCGGATCGTCAGTGCGACGGAAGCGCACCTGCACCGGCACGCGGATGCGCTGTGTTGCGCTATCTGTGCGCGCGAACGAATCCAGTTGCAGGCGGATCGTGATTTCCTCAAGCCGAGGATCGAACGCCGTGCGAAACCGCTCCCAACGCGGCTCACTGATCGATGGGTTCTCCTGATCGATCAGGTTCGTCTCGTCGAGGTTGAACGTCGAAAGCTGCCGGCTGAGGTCATTGAAGCGCGAGATGCGCGTCACGAAGGTATCGACGGGGGTGAGTTCCGCACCGTCGCGGGTCTGCGTCGTGATGCTGTCAAAATCCTCGACCGGCACGCGGTCAACCTGCACGTCGCTGATGGCGTGGTGCCCGTCCAGCGCGAACAGCCGGCGCACGGTCTGCACGCCCGTATCCAACGTGATCAGCGGCGATGCGATCTCAGGCGGGGATATCCGACGCTCACCGACGACGATGGGCAATGCCGCCTCTTTAGCAAGGATGTTGCTGTCGCTTTCCACATTCGAGAACTGCCGCGCGCGCTCTTCCGGGCGCCCGCCCCGAAACGCAAGCTCGGGCGCCGACGGCTGCGCAGCGGGGAACAGCGCGTTCAAGGCGATAGATGCGCCGATGCCGAGACCGGCGGCGATCAGCGGCGTGGCGATGCCGGCGCTCAGGCCCGGCAACAGGATGGGCGCGAGAAACGGGGCAACGAAGATCGCCGCGACGGTAGCGGCAATCCCTAGGATTGAGCGGAACACCGAGCGACCGAGGCGATACCCGAACACGACGACGCCGCTGGCTTTCGGCTTCATCGACCGCCACAAGGCGCGCGGGATCTCCAGATATTCCGAATGATGGCCGGGCGGCGCCTGCACCCATGCCGTCAGCCCCTCAATCGTGCCATGCAGCGCAAACGCGATCTCTTCCACCGTCGAGCCGAACGGGACTGGCACACGCTGCACCGCGCCGATGCCGCCGGCAATGTGGACCGTCTCAATGCTCTGCATTACAGGCTCTCGTGAATGAGGTATTGCGTGGTCATCAGGCGGATCATGCGGCCCGTCAGCGGCTCTGCAACGCATCCATGCCCCTCGCTCGAATGAATCACGACGCCCTGCCAGTGGACGCCGATATGCCCGGCCCGGATGCCCCGCGCCCGCATGACGACGAGGCAATGATCGCGCGGCTCTGCGATGACCCGCCACACCGACGACGCCGCAAGGCCCTGCGCAAGCCCAGCGTGGCCCGGCGGGTTGTCGAGCCGGCACTCAATCTCGATACCGAGCACATGGCGATACCAGAGTTCGACGACGCCCCAGCAGTCGGCGCCGCGCCAGTCCCCGCCGCCCGGCACATAGGGCGCGGCCTGCAAGGCGGTGATCGCCGCTTCCGGGCTCATGCCAGCCACACCCCCGGAAAATCCTGTTTCGTGGTTCGACGGAACGGCACCGGCTCTTGCAGGGACGCGCGCGGGCCGAGATCCGCCGTCACCTCGACCGCCCCGCCCGATGCGCTCGGGATCACGAGCAGGTTCTGCGTATCGACTAGCGGCAGATCCGGCGCCGTGATGTCGATCAGGATGATCCGCACGTTGATGCGCTGCGTTGCCGCGTTGAGGGCGCGCGAGAAGATGCGTTCGATGTTCGAAGCCACGAGCTGCGCGCGGGTTTCCCCGTCGCCAGAGGCCGGCAGCGTGATGCTGATCGCAGATCGGTGATAGGTCTCGCCGTTCCACACCACGTCCTCTGTGTTGATCGCGGCGCGCTCGATTGCCGCCTGCCCATCCTCCTGGAATTCCAGCAGCACGATATGCGGATCAGCAACCGGATCGCGGTTCAGCTTGTGGCGCTGTGCGGGCGTGACGATCGGCATCAGATTTCGTCCAGTTCGATTGAAGCGCTCCACACGTCAGCCGAGACGTGCTGCACCGCAGGCCGCGCCGGGATGACGACGAGATAGGTCTTGCTCGTGCTCGGATGCGTCCATTCGAACGCCTCGACGCCGCGCGTCAGGGTGTCGTCATAAAAAGCGAGCACCGTGTCCTTCTGCGCGCCCGTGAGAACCATCTCGAACTGAAATCGGGCCAGCGCGCGCGTGAAGCGGTTGCGCCGGCGCGGTGCCCCGACTTCGCCCTGATCGCTCACTTTGGTTTCCAGCGAGCCCTCGGCAAGCGTGCCGACCGCAGGGCCGGGAAGGGATGACGGCCATTCAATCATCACCGCACCTTTGCCGAGCGAGAGACCCCGTAGCGCGACATGCCCCGATCATAATCACCACGTGCCAGAGCGCCACCCGCTGCTGTGGTGGATTGCTCGACGATGCGGGGTGACGCCGCCGCGACGATGTTCCCCGCCGTCTGGCCCGATACCTGCTCGACGAACGGCTTGAGGTTGCCATCAGCGTTGCGACTCCACCCGACCGTCACATGAACGAGCTGCCCGCCGCCGTTCAGGTTGTCATTGCTGACCACCGTGCCGCTCGTGTTCGGCACGAACAGTTCCGGCCCGCGCTCACCGACAACGTAGCTGCGCCCCGCGCCGACGGGTCCGCCCTTGGCACGGAAGCCGCCAAAAATGCTGGACAGGAAGCCGCCGCCGCCGCCTGAGCCCTGCATGAACAGAGACTGGAAAACGCGGTTCATCAGCATCGATGAAAGCTGGTTGAGGAGTCCCTTGATCGCGTCGCTCGCGCTCTGCGTGCCGCTGATCAGGCCGTTGAACATATTCGAGAATTGCCCGGCAAGCGTTTGCGCGAGTTGCTGCCCGGATTTTGCAGCCTCATCGGTCGCGTCCTTCAGCGCGCCGACGCCCGCCGCTGCACGCCCGCCGCCGCCGGCAGCGCGCGCCATGCCCTCGTTCAAGCCTTCAATGGAAATGGCGGCACTGTCTGCCGATTCCTTGACCTCGCCAAAGCCGGCAATGGCCTCGCGAATGCCTTCACTCGGCAAGGGCTGATCCATCAGCATACCAAGGCGCAGGCGCGCGCGGGCCAAGCCCATCGCGGCCTCGTCGGCGTTGCGATTGATGCGGTCGAACCACTCGCTTTCGCCTAGCGTATCGAGAAGCCCGACGCTGGTTCCGAGCATTTCATTCATGCCCGCAACGGCCTTGTTGATGCCGCTGATCAGCGTATCCACGATGCCGGTAATGGTCACCGCTGCCTGCCGCGCAATCTCGACCAGCGTCTGCCCAAACATGCGCGCCGCGACTTCCAAAGCCGGCCAAACGAGCTTCAGGCGGTGCCAGCCGTCCATCACCGCAAGGGCAGCGTTGACGGCGCCTTGCGCGACCGTCTTGATCGTGCTGCCAAATCCGTTGGACTCCCGCGCCGCGTCAACAAAATACTCGACGATCGCAGCCAAGGCCGGGGCCAACTCTGCCGTCAGCTTCGTCCAGATGCCGGAAAGCATCCGGCCAAGCCGCGAAAGCCCATCGTTGAACCGCTCCGCCGCCGCCGCCGTCTTGCTGTCGATGGTGATGCCGAGTTCGTCGGCTTCGTCCTTCATCGCCTGCAAGCCATCGCGGCCCTGATTGAGCATCGGAATCAGCGCCGTGCCGTTGCGGCCCAGCAGATCGAACGCCATCGCCGTCTTTTCGGCGCCGTCCGGCATCTGCGAAATCTGCTGCGCGATGTCGCTCAGCACTTCCGAGGTGGGGCGCAACCGCCCATTCGCGTCGGTGACGGATACCCCAAGACGCTCGAACGCCTGCGCGGTCTTTGATGTCGGGTTTTGCAGGGTGTCGGCCATATTGCGACCGAGGCGGCGCAGGCCGTTTTCCAGATCGCCAACCGAGGCGCCGGACATTTCCGCCGCGTGCCGCAGGCGGGTGAATTCCTCGACCGGAACGCCGATGCGCTGCGCGGCCTTGCCCATCTCGTCGGCATGGTTGAGCACGCCGCGAATGGCGAGCGAGACGCCGGCCAGCGCTGCCGTCAATGCCGCCGCCGCCGCCGCCGCGCCGACTTTCATCGCCTTCGAAAACCGCGCCATTCCGCCTTGCGCGCTCTTCAGGCCCTTGTCGAATGCAGCGGTGTTCGCACCAAGCACAACGCGAAGCGCGCCGATCACAGCGTTTGCCATTGTCTTCCTCGCGTTCTACAGTTGCGCGCTCAAAATGGAGGCACTGATGGAAGGCCTGTTCGCCCTGATCGTCATCGCAGCGATCTACCTTTTCCCGACATTCATCGCGTGGCGCCGTCGCCATGCCAGCGTCATGGCAATCGCGCTCGTCAACATACTGCTCGGGTGGACCGCGATAGGCTGGCTATGGGCTTTGATCTGGTCGCTGACAGGCAACGTGCGCGCCGTCGCCCGCTAGTGCTGCGTCCGGGCCGCATAAGCCTGCCATGCCGCAAGCTGCGCTTCCCATGGGACGGGGCCGCGCTTTTGCTCCGGCGCCTGAAGCGCCTTCAGCTTTACCGGCTTCTTCGCGCGCGGCAGGTAGGCAATGTGCCATGCAAGCCACGCCCGGTCATTGTGCTCTCGCTTGAGCCGCTCAGCGCCGCCCTTGAACCTTGCGGCCAGTTCGCGCGGGGTGATGCACCAGAAGCCTTCCGGCTCGTATCCGAGCGAGCAATACTGCGCGTGGAGGTCTAACCACGCCCAGCCTTGCCCGCCTTCCGAGGGCGCCCGCTGTCACTCGCCTCCGTCTGAGGGAATGCCAGCATGAAGGCCTGACCGATCGCTTCCATCGCGCCGTGGAAACCTACCTCATCGATCACCGCGCCCGCGTCAGTCACCGTCAGTTCCGGGTGAGCGTCACGCGTTGCGCCCCAAAACACCGCGCGTGCGAGGCTCATGCGCATTGTCTGAGGATCGTTGAGGGATTCCGAGATCTGGTTGATCGTCTTGCCGGTCTCTTCCTCCAGCTCGCAGATGGCGTTGATCGAAAAGCACAGGCGATAGCTTTCATCGCCTGCGCGCAAATCGACATGACCGCGTTGAGGATTACCCATGCATCACCTCACTCGGCCAGCACGTCAGCCGTGGGCTGAGACGTAGCGGATGCACTGCCGGCAGCGTTCGTGCCGGTGACGACGACGCGCAGAGGATTGCCGACATTGCCCGCGACGGGATCGAAGGTGCGGCCCGTGGCGCCGCTGATCGCCGTCCATGTGCCGGTGATTTCTTCCTGCCACTGGTAGGCGAACGTCGGGAAGCCGGTCCATGTGCCTTCCAGCGCCGTGAGCGTTTCACCGACCTGCGCGATACCGGAGAC